GGGCAATCTTTTGTTGATCGTCTAGGTTCTCTCCCTCTAACTTAACCCAAGCTGCCTTGGGATCACCTTGCTCACAAGTGGCAATCAGTTCAACTGCCATCTCTTGTAAGTACTGTAATTCTTCTGGTGGAATGTTGTCTGTTGCACCCTGAGTAGGTGTAATCACGACTGATTTACCCTCTTCTGGAAGATCCTCTCCGCTATACAAATACATTCCAAGGCCATGTAATGCAAGGGCTTTGGTCATGCAACGCATGATGGCGGTGTTAACAGCAAAAGCATCTGGTTTAGGGATTGCTTTGTTTCTGTAGTCCATCACAGGTAACTGGCAAGTCATTGGCTTGTTAAACATGGTCACTGTAACGAACACCATTGCTGTGCCGTTGATATCCATAAAGCACTTGCCATCGAACATCTCTACCTTGAAAGTAGCATTAGCGTCTGCTTTGAGAGCCTCTGCCCATGCCCAAGCCCACGAAAGGTAGGATAGGCCGTTCTTTTTCTCAACATGGTCATTGACATTCTTTGTCAACAACTTTGCGATTAACTCTTTGCGCTCAACCAAAGTGCCTGATTGGTTTGGGTCTTGTGTATAACTATCCATATTAACTCCTATAAGTATCTAATTCGTCATCAATGATTTGTGTTTGTTGGTCAAGGTCTAAATCCTTGAACTCGATAAAGTCTGCTTCTTGGCAGCAAACTATTCTGTTTCCCTTGATTGTCAGGCAATAAGGACAGTATTTAATGTCAGAGAACTCTTCCAAATAGGTCTGAAATAGTGATTTCATGTGAGTCTATCGAAAGCCATTTCCCAGAGAACATCACCTGCTAGATCGGTGAGCTTGTTTAACTCATCTTCTGTCAATGGTGTTCCATCTTCATAGCATCCACCTGAAAAGTAAGCATCACAGAAGTCTGGATAATCTCTGCTATCTACTCCATCTACTTCTAGGTCTATGACCTTTTTTCCATTAAGAATCGGCATATTCACTCCTGTTAAACGTGGACTACTATTTGCCCACACCGATAATGTGCCACACCTTTTTAGCCTTTTATACTAGGATTTACCCTAATAGACAGCACTTTTTTCTATGCTAATCTGAAAAGACTTGTCCTATTAACTAATAGCCCTTCTACCTACTTCCTTCTTCTTATGCACGTTGAAATACTTGAACAAAGATGCGCTGAAGCCTTGCTTGGGTACTCTCAAACAATGGCAGATGCTTACACAACCGAACCAGAGGACTTAGATGCTTCTATGACAGCCTTGCTTGCTAGAACGCTAGAACTACATCTAAACCGAAAAATCAATTTGGAGAACCTTTTCAAATGACTCAAGCCATGATCATTAAAGCTCTACAGAACGGGCCACTTACTTCACAAGAAGTCTGTGATTTAACAGGGATGCCTAAATCCTCTGTATTGTCCACAGCTAAGAAGTTGAGATACAAAGGTGAGCTAACGACAGAAGAGGTTAAGGTTGGTCGCTATAGAGTTGCTAGGTACACCCTTGCTGACCACTTGATTGAGAGCAAACAAAAAGATGAGCCTCGCTGCTTGCTAAACCCTTTTGACATCAGAAACGCCAAAGGCATCTTCAGTAAATCAGAGTATGCGGTTATGAACGCACAAGCTAAAAGATTGCTTGGAAGACCAAAACCAGCGATAGAAATAACCAACAATCAATTTATTTAAGTTTACAGTCGCTAAATTTAAGTTTACAATGTTTTGAAACACGGCTAGTTCGGACTAATTACCCGATACGAAAAGAGAAGTCTCCCCTCCTGCCGCAGTTTCTTTTTGGGAGAATTGGAACATGAGACAGCTATGCACTACTACAAGTTCAATATTGCCGACTATCGGAAAGATACAGGCCATCTATCAACAATTGAACATGGCATTTATCGCCAGTTGATTGATTGGTATTACCTTGATGAACAACCAATTCCAGATGAAACCCAAGTGGTTATTAGGCGGTTACGTTTGGGTTCTGACGAGGTTAAATTTCTTGAAAATGTTTTGTCAGATTTCTTTGTTTTGGGCAAAACAGGATATAAGCACAAACGCATCGAAGTTGAAATTAAAGATTATCAAGCGCAAGCTGAGAAAAACAAGAACAATGGGAAGCTAGGCGGTAGGCCAAAGAAAACCCAGTCGGTTATTTCTGGGATCCCAGAAGATAGCCAAAATAACCCTAACCAAGAACCACTAACCAATAACCATAAACCAATAACCAATAACCAAGATAAGAAGACACTCGGCAAACGCCTCGCCAATGATTTTTCTTTTCCATTGGAGTGGGAACAGTTTTGTAAAGAGACAAGGCCAGAGCTTCACCCCACCAGAACCTTTGATCAATTCAAAGATTATTGGATTGCCCAAGCTGGTCAAAAGGGCGTGAAACTAGATTGGTTTGCAACTTGGCGCAATTGGGTACGCAACACAAAAGCAGTAAAACTTAATCCTGCCGACATTGGCAGGGTCACAGTTCCACCATCAAATGAGCCTGAACCTGCTTTACTGAAGATTGAAGCTGACAGAAAAAAAGCAGTTCCGATTCCGCTAGAAGTGTTGGCAAAGATGGCTGAGTTGAGGAAAAGAGCATGAAAGTTCTTCCGATTAACAACTTTGAAGTTGAGCCGTGGTTACTTGAAAAACACTATGCCAAGCGGATGCCACAAATCATGTTTGCGTTTGGGCTTTACAAGGATGACATTCTGGTTGGCGTAGTGACTTATGGGATTCCCGCATCGCCACCACTTTGCATGGGAATCTGTGGGAAAGAGTATTCAGATAAAGTTTTAGAGCTAAACCGAGTCTGTTTGTTGGACAACCATAAAAACGAAGCATCATTTTTGGTTGCGAACTCAATCAAGTTATTGCCAAAACCAATGATTGTGGTTTCGTTTGCCGACACTAGCAAAGGTCATGTGGGTTACGTTTATCAAGCCACCAACTTCCTTTACACAGGTTTATCAGCAAACAGAATTGATTGGACAATCAAAGGACAAGAGCATAAACACGCTAAAACCATTGGCGATGGCCTAACTTTGGCAGAGATAAAAGAACTTCATGGTGATGATTTTTACTATGTTGAGCGATCTAGGAAACATCGTTACATCATCTTTCACGGGTCAAAAACTGACAAAAAAGTCATGCGATCTAAGCTGAAATACGAAGTTATGCCATATCCAAAAGGTGACTCTCAGAGATATGACTCTGGAAAAACTGTTAAAACCCAACAACTTTTATTTGTATGAATTACTTTGAAGCTATGAAACTACTTGACAAGGTTAAGGAGGGAGTTCCTTACCCTCTACATTTGATAAACAAAGCACTGGAGTTAACTGGTGACTTGGAGTAGAAGAAACATTCAAGGCCAAAGCGATAGAGTAATCCTTGAGCAAGCAGAAGCAAGGGAACTCTATCGCAATTGGGAGTCATCAAAGAATCGTGATCTCATTCGTGCCAGACTTGAGAGAGCAGAAAGAATTTATGGCTCTGGTGCTAGAGACAGAATTCGCAGTTACATGGCGCAAATGAGAGAAGGAAAACTTTTATGACTAAAGAAGAGTTACACGAATTGTTTGAATACAAGGATAACAACTTGTATTGGAAGGTGAATTGTGGAAATAACCAAATGATTGGTAAAAAAGCTGGTTCACAACTTGCAAATAAATATTGGCACATAAGGATAAAGAAAAAACCGATCTACACACACAGGGCTGTTTTTCTCTTCCATCATGGATATTTGCCGAAAACAATTGACCATATTGATGGAAATCCATCTAACAATGCAATTGAAAATTTAAGGGCAGCTACACAATCGCAAAACAACAGAAACAGACGAGAAATTCCTAATAAATATGGTCATGTTGGTCTTACTTTGTTGCAAGGAAAATATTGGCAACCACAGTTAAGAGTTGATGGGCAAAGACTATATCTAGGGATTTATAAAAATGTTGAAGATGCAAAAACCGCTTATCAAAATGCGGTAGATAAGTATTGCGGTGAATTTAGGAGAAGAGTATGAGTTTTATGGTTACCTTTAAAGTTGATGCAACGCCAGTTCCGAAAGCTAGAGCAAGGTATGTAAGAAGGGGAAACCATATTTCTACTTACACCCCTGACAAAACAAGAAACTATGAGTCTTTAATCAAAGAAGCCGCAATAGAAGCAATGGGAAGTAGCGAACCATTGGAAACCCCTGTAACGCTGTATTTGTACATCAGAGCGCCAATCCCTAAGTCTTTGCCAAAAAAGCGCATAGAAGCCTGTTTAAACGGCTTGGAGAAGCCAATTAAGAAGCCAGATGCATCCAATGTGCTTAAAAGTGTAGAAGACGCTATGAATGGAGTTGTTTACAAGGATGATTCGCAGATCGTGAACATCCATGTTTCCAAGGTTTATTCAAGTGTTTCAGGAGTAGATGTTTGCATAAAAGAATGCTTAGATTAGGGTAAGTCCCAATAGAAAACCTTGCAAAACAAGACTAACATTTAATTTTTAAACAGGAGTCAATGATGGAAAAAACTTGGGAATTTGACACAACCACAGGCGAAGGTAGCGAGATCGTTACTGTCGTTTACGAGTACGAGAA